ACGCTCTTGAATCTTTGGTGACTTAAGCAGTCGTGATCCTTGGTTGTAGGCACTCCGTTCAGAGTACCCAGCAGCTTTAGCAGCTTCAGTGGCGTTACGGTACAGGACGTAGGCTTGGCAGAACTTCTCCCGCTTAGTGTCTAGTCCGTTACCGTCTAGCTCTTCCTTTGCCACTTACTTAGATACTCCTTTGAACTTCTCATAGGTACGCATACCACCAAGACCTAATAGCCCCAGTAGAACAGTAAGCAGAGACTCCATAGAAAACACCGGCAATACTATTGCTTTATCAAATAGTGCGAACATAAACAACAGGAAGGGTTGAAGAACATAATGGTAAGCAAAAGCTGTACCACATGTCCAGCCAACGAATGGACGCCAACCAGATACAAACAAGCTACTGCTACTAGCTTCTACCTTATTAACCTCAGTCTGAGCTTGATCCCACTGTTGAAGTGAGCTACGAAGGTCAGCTTCTGCCTGTTGTTTAGCAGCAGGGTCAGGAACAAATTTATCAAGGACTTTTAATGCTGCTCCAATAGCGTCGTCAATACCAAACATTACTCCTTGTCCTCCAACCACATACCGTAATAGCTGTACTCTTTATAGGGACCAGTAACAGGTTCGTCAAATACAGATGTTACAGGTGATACTTTTAGGGGCATATCCTCTTCGTTAACAATAGGAACCTGTACCCACTGTTGTACACCGTTTACTGTAACACGTTTAGCCATAAACCTAGGCATCTTAACCTCCAGAATTTCCTTCAACAAAACAAATAATACCACGAACAGGGATGTAACACACAATCATTTGGAAGAACGGATTACGAACAATTACCTCAGGGTCTGTAATCTTAACTTCTTCTGGAATAGGATGGGCTGAGTTAACTTCTTCAATCCAAGCCCACCGCACACCATTTGGTGCTATCCATACTTCCCGCTGCTTACAGTCTGCTTCGCTACAGCAGGATATACCTGCCGGTAGGTCGTTTAGTTGTACTGGTGTCTTTAGTGATCTAAACCAGTTAGCTATCTCATTACTTTGCTGGGAGTACACTACAGGTGAGAATACTACCATACTTAACAGTAGTACGTAAATAAACTCTCTAAACTTCTTAAGCATCTTTAAAGAAGTCTTTATAGTAATTCTTGTGTCCCATACGTGAGGCTCTAAAGATTTCACCAGCTAGTGTTGGCTTAGAGCCTTCATACAACGATACATTCATTTCAACCTGTTCAGAGTTGAATAACTTCTCACAGTCCTGGGCCATAGCAAGTAGCTCACCAGTGGTCCAGAACAAGACATCGTTAGTCTCTACGTTAAGGAACTTAGGACGATCCTCTTCGTCACGTTCCTTCTTCATATCCTCTGTAAGGCTCTCTTCTGGGATACAGCAGTCAAAGCCAAAGAGGTGGAAGTTCCGTACACCAAACACATGGAACATCCCGATAGACCGCATAGCAGAGCAGGTACCGCCAGTAACGAACACTGCATCCTGGGGAATGTGGACACCATCAGCCAGAGCAAATCCACCATCCTCACCAGCCTTCTGTACCCTACGAACAGCCTCACAGTAAGCGTGCCAGCCGTAGATGTTTGAAGTCTTTTCCATCAGGTGCTTAGTCATGGACAAGTCAGTCATGCTGGCAACAAGGAACTTAGTGCTTAAGTCAACAGTCTCAAACAGGTCTTTACGGACCTTACCATGAGTAGATAAGCCATCTGCTGGGCGCGGATCAAGGATCACACAGGCATAGGGCTTAATGCCGTTGGCAAGGAGAAGAGGATAGGAGTGTTTGACACACACCACTACACCGTTAGTATCCTTGATAACCTGCTTTAGTTTGTCGTAATCAATTGATGGACCAGCGGATACAATGATCGCATGATCCGCATTCACCGTCCCTGTCTTAACGACAGACCAATCTTTAATCAGCTTAAGGTTACCATTGACGTTATCAATGATGTCGTCCTTAGGCATACTGTCCCGTGGCTTCACAACGATGGGGGCGCGGCGGAACTTGTCTGGTAGCTGGGGTAGGTTAGGATCAGATAGGAGTACAGCAAGGTGTGTACGTCCACCACCTAACACCGGATCATCTGATGGTAGCACCACTACACGGTAGGGTTCCTTACCCTTGAAGGACTCAATAAGCCGGTTGGTGCCTAAGTATTCCTCACCAAGGATGTTGCCTTGAGCATCTTTGGAGAAGTAGTCGTCAAACACCAAACAGGGGACATGCTTAAGGGCTTCGTAGTCACTTAGGACAGTCTCTTCACTATGCCCACCGTCAATGAATGCAAACTTAAGACCGGACAAAATACCGGACTTCAGTGCTGCTGGGAGTGTTACTTTGGAGTCCCCCTTGTGCAGGTCAAAGGTAAACTCCTTACCCCGGAGGAACATAGCACCAGCAAAATCACTAAGACGCTTGGATACGATATCAACGGTGTTATGGGGTTTGGAATTTAATTCATAGGTGTCCAGTTCCTGGGTAGCTTCTTCAAACAGGTCAAACCCAATGTAGTGGACCTTATCTAACTTCTCAAAGGAAGCCAGAGCCATTTCAATAGCCCTGCCACCGTTCCAGGTGCCCACCTCTAGGATGGTTTCTGAGCCGTACAGACGGACCAGATCAGCAAGCTGCTTGTACCGGCCAGCCTTAACGTCTGGAGATGTCTCCTGAGTCCATAATTTGGCCTTCTTAGCCCCTTTGTAGTGGTGTAGGTACTGCTGAAGCGGAGAGTTACCAAACGCATCCAGCCCTGCTGTATCGGGGCTGAGGTTATGGACACGCATACCGTGAGCTTTGTAGATGTTCAGCAACCGTTCAAAGATAAAGCCATCGTGCCACTCACGATAGGAGATGACTTCCCCAATGTCATAGCACCCACGAAGATCGGCCAAAAGGTAGTGGGGAGTTTCATAGTCAAGGTTAAAGGCAATAAAGGATGTCTCTGAGTAGTCTACATCCTTACGGCCAAGGTGGACGATCTCTGCCTTCTCTGGGAGCATTGGACGTAGCCGCTTAGCTGACAGCGGGGTGTGGGTAACTGTGTCTGCGTCAAGCCAGATCATCCAGCCGCCGTGTACGTCCTGCTCACTGATCTCAAGAGAAAGGTCAGTCATAGCATAAATCTTGTGGCACCACTTAATGGCATCCAAGCGCCAGTTGTAAGGCGTCTTACCTTGTGCTGTACCATCGTACTGAGCCATGCGCTGCCGGTAGTTTACCATGTCCTGGACGTTGTTCAGGTTGCGGTACTCAATGAGAGGTGACTGTGGTAAATCTGCCACAAGCTCCTCTGGGAAGTCATGATAGTAAGCAATAAGCTTTAGGCTGTCCTGCCAGTTCTCAATAACTGAATGGAGCATCTTCTTAGCGTACTGTTGGTAACCGTCAGCACTAAACGATGTTACGAAGCGGATCATTGTTTCTTATTATTCCTTTAAGTAGTTGCTGTACAGGTGTCTCCATTCAGTGGAGTATTCGTTGTCAATGTCACGCTTTGCTTTCCAGTTAGGGAAGAGAGGACCACCCGTTGTGAAGTGGACCAGCTTGGCGTCCAGTGTGGGTGCGCTATGACCGTCTAACCAATTCCATGCTGGGTCAATACCAGCAATCTCATTAGACTCCAGCCACTCAAAGCCGTGTAGCCATGATCCAGGCTTGGTGTTAACGTCTGCTACAGTCAGCCTGTCGTGAGCCGGGTGTTCGCAGTTCCACAGCATGAGGCTGGACCAATTCTTCTTGGAGTAGTTAGTCTGAACCTGTCCGTCCATCTTAAGGGTGTCTGTGGACTGGTAATTATGCTTAACTACACTTAACGCTGTGTACTGGCTAGCATACCTATCAAATACTTCAGATATGTCAGACCGTAAATACATATCGGCATCCAGGAATAAAGCATAACCCCTGCGCTGGTTAAGAAAAGGACACAGAAAGCGCGTAAACGAAAACTCAGTGGAGAACGGTTTTTTGTCAAAGCAGTCTACCTTTACGCCATCTTGGTTAATTTCATGGGACCGCCAGTACAGTCCGATCTTACGGAGGTTGTGTTGCAGAACGGGGACAATGTTATAGGGCTGCTTAGTGTTGTCACGAATAGACTTCTCCAAGACCTTAACATAGGCATCCTCTTTAGGATCGTAGCCAATGTAGATTGTGTTTAACTGCTTAAAGGGCATTTACCAAGATTCCAACTGTAGCTGCAACTGCCATAATTATAAGTGCTATCATGTCTGTTTGTCAACCTTTTTCTTTGGGAAAGGTGGAGGAGGAAGTGGTTGCCAGTCTGTTGGATCAATACCTATAAACCCGCCGTAGCTTTCGGCAGAGTACCATCCTTTATTAAAGGGGGAATAAATACCTACCAGGATTCCATCGCTTGTTGAGTAAACCAGCACACGTGTATCCTCTGGTGCTGTCTCAATAGGCATCCAGTCTAAGCTCATTTCCATCTATCTCCTCTGAACCAACCAACTAGTGAGTAGCGTGTCCCAACTTCTACAGGTGTTACCCTGTGCTGAATAAAGGATGGGAAGACGCACACGGTGCCTGTGTTCTTTAACGCAGTGAGGCGTTTAACACGGTTGTCCTTAGGGTTGCCCCACTCTTCTACTTCAAAGTGGCCACCAGTGTATGTCTCATTCAAAGCTATAGAGACAGACAGCTTCCTAAAAGCTGGATCGGTGGGCTTCTCTACGCCCATGTCTACATGCCAATCGTAATACTGCCCTGGCTCATACACACTAAACTGTGGTACTTCAAATGAGTTAATGTGGAAGTTCCAACCGGCTTCTACGTTAGCGTGTTTAACGTACTCACCCATAAGCTCAGATATAGATGGCTCACTAAGCCATGCTATGGTGTTGTTACGAACACCGTTGTCACGGACGCTGACATCGTTCTTGTGTACGTCAGCCTGTAGTTGCTGGGCTTCCAGGCCCATCCTGATAATAATTTCACACAGTTCTTCTGGGATAGGTTCGTCAAAGATGTAGTAAGGCTTCATTTACCAAATCCCCATATCAAACCAAGGTTAGCAAGGGCATAGCCAAAGAAGACTACAGCCCCTGGATAGTTATCGCCAACCGCAAAGACACCGGACTGAAACATATAGATACCAGTGACGATCCATATTAGCGATGTACTCACTTCTTTGATGTTGTTTGGTCAATGGGTAGGTTGTACAGGTCAGCCCACCACTTGTTGTCTGGTAGCTTAAACTTAATAGCCAACTCTTGATTGCTAACAGAGAATGAGTAGCCACACTCTGACACTGGCTCTTCAAGCGGTGGCTCAATTTGCTTGTCACTGACGTTAGGGTCTTTCATGATTTCCTCTTAGCTCTCTTTGCTGTTGGTGTGTTCTTCTTTACAGAAGAGTCTGGGTTACGACTGAACGAACTGTTCTCTGACTTGGACCTGATGCGCTGGTTGGATGGTGTGTTACCACCACCTTTGCTTAGGGGGACAATATGGTCAATCTCTTTACCGTCCCCTACTGCAACTTTACCAGCCTTGATAGCCTGTCTACGTGCCTTGTTACGGGCAACACGCTTAGCAATCTGGTCAGGCTTAGCTTTGTATTCGTTCTCTTTTTGGTAGTCTCTAGGCTTTGTCATGGCGTCTATTCTAATCCTCCTGAGTCATGCTGTCAATGATTATTTGTTGCTTAGCTACTTCAAGCAGGAAGACGTTCTCTGCCTGTGAAGCCTGGGAAGTGCCTACATACAGAGAACCATCCTTGGTCATACCAATAACTACTACCGTCTCTAAGCTAGCCTCCAGAGCGCCTGTCAAGACCCTCTCTGGAAGGATGTCTAATGATGTCGGCCAGTTCTGGTCTACTACTTCACCCATTTGAGTTCGTACTCCCTTACATTACCGTGCCGTACTTCCACGGGTTCCCACACAGTTTCTCCTTGTCTTAGAAATTCAAGGGACCACTTACCGGCGGGGTTCCCTTCGATGTCGGTATAGGTGTAATCTACACCCCGAATATCAACGATAGGTTTTTTATTGAACACTAGTTCACCCCTCTCTTCTACGCCCATACTTCACCCCAATCTCCTGTTAGTGCCCCTTTAGCGTAGTCTGTTGCCCTGTTCTCAAAGAAGTTGGTGTGGATAGGAGCGTTAATCATTTCCTCTACCCAAGGCAGTGGATTCTTCTTTACTTTGTAGATGCCCTTCATACCCATAGAAATGAGACGACGATCTGCGATGTAGCGGATGTACTGCTTTACTTGGTCAGCGGTAAGATCAGGCATGTCCCCCATTGAGAATGCTAGGTCAATGAACTTATCCTCAAGCTCAACCATCTTTGTAGCAATAGTGTATATCTTGCCCTTTAATTCGTCGTTCCAGATTTCCCTGTTCTCTTCGATGTAGGTACGGAACAGTTTAATCATGGACTCGGCGTGCATAGTCTCATCGACAATAGACCACGTTACGATCTGCCCCATACCCCTCATAAGCCCATGTCTTGGGAAGTTCAAAAGCATAATGAACGAAGAGAACAACTGCATCCCTTCTGTAAAGGCTGAGAAAGTAGCAATGTTTGTTGCTGTGGCTTCAAGTGAGCCGTCTTCAGCGGACACCTGGAGAATGTACTCATGCTTCTCCCGCATTTCAGCGTACTCTAAGAACTCGTTGTATGTCGATTCTGGCATACCCAAGGTTTCAATTAGGTGAGAGTAGGCTGCAATGTGTAAAGCCTCACGTGCAGCAAACCCCAGAAGCATCATACGGATTTCTGGCTGAGGGAAGTGTGGGAGGTAGTTAGTCACGTACCCACCAGCAACGTCAATGTCCCCTTGCGTAAAGAACCGGAAGATGTTGGTTAAGAAGTGCTTTTGCTCTTTAGATAGGTTGTTCTTCCAGTTCTTAACATCTTCGTTCATTGGGACTTCTGAGTGTAGCCAGTGGCTCTGCTCATGCTTCAACCAAGCGTCGTAAGCCCAGGAGTAGTTGAATGGTTTGAAGTAGTGGCGTTCTTCGGTAAGGTTGTTCCTACGCTTAATCATGTTAACCCTCACATGCTAGGCAATTTTCGCCTTCGACAATAGCGTGTAAATCAATCTCTTGAATAATGCTACGCTCAATCTTCTCAGATACCTTGTCGGCCTTGGCCAACTTCTCTGACCGGCAGTAGTACAACGTCTTTAGGCCAAGCTTCCAGGCCATGAAGTGGACAGCGTGGAGGTACTTGATGTGTGTGGTTGGCCGGAAGAACACGTTAAGGCTCTGTGACTGGTCAATGAACTTCTGCCTGTCGGCTGCGTGTTCAATGATCCACCGCTGGTCAATCTCCATAGAAGTCTTGAATACATCACGTGTGTATTCGTCCAGGAAGGCTAGGTGTTGTGCTGAGCCATCGTTAGCAATGATAGACGACCACACTTCGTCGTAGTTAAGTTTCTTGTTCTCTTCACAATGCTTACGGACAAGCTTATCAAGGTACTTGTTCTTGTTAAGGTGAGCGCCAGAGAGTGTGTCCTGGCGGTAGGCGTTAGCACGGAAAGGCTCAATGGAGGGTGATGTGTTACCCATAATGATGGACGAAGAAGCATTGGGGGCAATGGACATAAGGTGACAGAAGCGTTTACCAGTGCCAGCAGCATCTGGGGCTTCGCCCCGTTCTAGTCCAAGCTCAATGTTAGCTTCGTCCAGCCCTTCGCGGATGTGCTTGAAGATGCGGATGTTGGCTGATTTAGCTAGTGCGCTCTCCCAAGGAATGTTGTGCTTCTGTAAGTACGCATGGAAACCTAACGCACCAACACCAATAGAGCGTTCGCGCTTAGCTGAGTAGATAGCCCTCTTCACTGTCTTTGGAGCATTGTCAATAAAATGTTGGAGAACATTGTCCAACATTTCAGCAATA